TATTAGATAATGTACCTCTAACTGCTAACAGTACAGAGGTTTGAACTCTAGAGAACTCGCCACCAGATAAAGAGTCAATACTGACTTCTTCACCATTATTTACTACTACTACGTTTAGTTTGTCTCCAGTAAGTCTGAAGATAACTTGAAATTGTCCGTCACTCAGCAAGGCTAGATAGTGGTTTATATTATCCTCTAACTGCTTTGCAACGTTTTCTAGTTTGTAGGCAACAATACCACTAGTAGAGAATGCTTTTCTGAGTATAGCTATGTTTGCCACCTCATCTTGAATTTTAAGTATATCATCATTTAGCAGCTCTTGTCGAGCTTTAAAATCTCTAAGTTGCTCTACTAGGGCATCTATTTTAGCATTTCGTATCTTGACACTGTCATTATGCTTACGAGCATCTGAATTTTCTTTTTCTTGCCAAGCTAGTTCTTTTTCCGCTTCTTGTAGTTGTTTTTGAATACCTTTGTAGTCTGGATACGCTCTTGGTAAGGTTGTATCTATTACTTGTGATAGTTGAGTAAATCTATCTATAGCCCGTTGATTTTTATCAAAAGCTGTTTTTGCCTTAGAATAGTCTGCTAACTCAGTAATTAGCTCAGCCAACGTACTTTTATTCTTAGATATGTTTGCTGAAAGGTCTTTTATACTATCTCTTAAAGTATTACTCAGAGTTATAGACCTAGAGTTGTCAATTGCTTGTTTACAGGCGTAGCAATGGTCAGACATGTCTAGAGATTTTAAATCTCTATTTGCGGAACTTAGTGCTGATTCAAAACCTGCAATTCTAGCTTTAATTAATTCAATGTCGGACAGCAAGCCTTCTCTAATAACAGGTTCTTGCACAGACATATCAAATACAAGTCTGTCTCTTTCTTCTATATTAAGATTGTTTCTATCAATCTTATCACATATAGTCTTCTCTTGGGCTAGTTTACTTTTTAAATCTTCTATCTTACTATAAAGACTAGTATCTACATCAGGAACAACTTGCTCTACTGCTTTATCTGGTATAACATTTTTAGCTATGAAGTCTACTACAGTTTTCAACTCCCCAGATTTAGAGGCTAGTTCTTTTTCTTTGGCAGACTGTACTACTTTTAACCCATCTCCTATCTCTAAATACCTTGAAAAGTTAAATAGGTTCACTAAGAATTTTTTACGGTTAGTATCTGTAGCTTTTAAAAACTCCAAGCTATCAGTACTGCTTTGATAAGTTAATTGGCTAAAGGTCTCGAAATCTCTGCCTATGATATCAGCTATCTTTTTATAGGTGTCCAATACCTTATGTTCGCTAATATCTTTTCCATCTTTTAGTAGTGTTACATGAGTACTAGCACCCGACCTCTTGCTTATGACCTCATAATCAATGCCGTCTACACTAAACTCTATCTTACCTTCCCAGTTTTTGGCTTTTGAGTATCTGTTCAGTATATCAGATTTCTTAAGACCTTTTATATTTTTGTTGTACAGCAGTTCTTGTATTATAATTGCTAGAGAGCTCTTACCACTACCATTACTAGCTAGCAGTTGAGTTATAGGAGTGTTGTTTAGCTCCAGTACATTGTTAGCGCCATAACTAAACATATTACTAAATGAAAGTCTTTTTAATACTACACTCATATCTTTATTCCTAGACTGTTGAACAATTGTAAAACTTCTTCTTTGTTATTTATCTTTATGAAGTCTAGATACATTGTTAGCTCTTCTGGTAAGGTTTTGTTTACTAGATTTAGCTTAGAGTTTTCTTGGGGCTTGTCAGCTATTTTCTTGTCTAATAGTTCGTGACTTTGAACTTTACTAAGCTTATCAATGCTGCCAGTTACTTCGTATACTACGTGGTTTACTGCATCTGACTTTAGTTCAGTACCTGCTTCTACCGTTTTTCTAATAAGCTTTGGTAGATTTAGATTTACAAATTCTACAGTATATTCAGTATCGCTAACCATATGTATTATGTCGATACCGTACTCTCTTTTATCGTCTCTATCAAAAGTAGTGTTAAGAGGGCTTCCAGGATAGTACACTGGGTAATCTTTGTACTTATGGTTAAAGTGTAAGTCCCCCAATAACACCAAATTCCAAGGTCTTAGTTTTTCAAAATCAAACTCTGGAGTTATGTGCGGAGGCACTTCTCCCCGTATGTGAGTTACTAGTATGTCTCCCTTTATGCACTTAGGTATATTACCAGTTTGCATCTCTCCATATGGAAACAACTGAAAACCCTGCCCTCCTACTTCTACTCTTTTGTTAGTTGTAGACAGATGAAAGTTGTCGTTATTTATAACATTATCCTGTTCGAAATATTCTAAGAAACTTTTACCTTTAGTAGATGCTTCGTGGTTTCCAGGTATAGCTAGTGTTGGTTTTTTTACAGCATTAGCGTAGCTGAGAAACAAGCAAATCTCGTCTGGTTCTGGTTTCTTATCAAAAATATCTCCAGATATAACAGTTACGTCGCACTCTTTCTCTAACTCAAGCAGTTTGTTAAATAGTTTAGTAAACCTATTAACTTGCCACTCATAAGGTATTTTCTTTTTGTGCAGATTTATATGTATGTCAGCTACGCTAAGTATTTTCATGGTCCCGGTCTTAGTAAATTGTTTAGGTTTCCTTCAAAAGTATAGCTACCTACGTGATTCAGTTTAGTGTTAGGATCTACCCAAATCTCGCCGCCCATGTCTTGCCAACGTCTGCAGAAGGTATAGTCTTCACTAAGGTATCTCTTATCTTTTGGGTCTATCATAGTATCCCATAGAGCATAACAGTATGGGTTGAATTTAGGGTCTATAGAACTATCATTTCTATAGTGAAGCTCAGGATAGTGCTGAGTCATCTTTTCTACTACTTCTTTTTTCACTAGGAAGAAGCCGGTAGAAGCATCTAGTACTTCTACAGTACCCATATGTGACCGTACACGATTTGTTCCTGGTTCTACTTTTAGATTGATTGCATAATCGGCGCCAAAAGTAGATAGGTTCTCTTCGCCTCTTTGTGCGGCAGCTTTTACCATCCCCCAGTTAATAGTCTTTTTAGGATAAGCAGCAGCTATTACATCTTTGTCCATAGCTAGCATACGTATTACGCTCTCAGGGTCGAACTCTATGTCTGCATCAATAAACATTAGATGAGTAGAGCTTTGATCTTCTAAGAACATAGCAGTGAGTATGTTTCTAGCCCTAGGTATTAGGCTCTCATTTCTGAGAGTTGTAATTCTAAACTTAATTCCATATTGCATCAGTGCCTGACTAAGCCTAAACATGCTCAGGAAATACTGATCAGTAACAAGACCACCATAACAAGGTGTAGCAAAGAAAACATTTAAGCTTCTTAGATAGTCTAGATTTACAGATACTTTGTCGCCCTCTATGGACTTAAAACCTGCAGGTAGTTTTGCATTTGATGGGGCAGGTGTTTCCTGCCCCTTAGTTGAGTTTATATCAGATAACTTCTTCTTAACCATTATAGGTCTTCCATAGTTTCAGTGCTGCGAAGATCTTCGGCTGTTTCTTCCGTAAACAGAGAAGTATTCTCAAGTAGCCATTTTTTCTGTTCTTCGTAAGACTGACGCTTGAAAATAGAATCGAGGTTGTACATTTCAATTTCACGTTCAGAGGCAGTTAGAGGTACAGTGTTACGACTTGGCATAACAGTGTACTTAACGTTTTGAGGAAGAGGGCCAGTTTTTTCCTTGCGGATAGTAAGATCATATCCATTATCTGGGTCAGCAGGAGAGCCATAATCAGGATCGCGTGCATAGTCGATAAGTTGTTTAAAAATTGTAGTCTTTAGATCCATAAGCTTTAGCTTACCATCAGCTCGATCAATAACGTTTACCACATACGCAAATTGTGGCTTTTCGTTGTATACAGACTCGTCTAGTTCGCGGAAAGGATCGCGGGCGTTGTTAAATTCTTCAGTGTCTCGGTCGAAGCTCAAGCACTCGAGTGGGTGCTTCTTACCTTCATTAGTAGTCACCCAACGAACGTAACGAGGAAGTACGTTACCAATAATACGTACTCGAGTGCTATCTTTATCTAGCTTAACTCGTACAATCTCAGTACGATCTCCACCACCACTCTGTGGCTTTTTTAGTTGTGACCAGTCGCGACCCATTGCTTTAGTTGTCATAGTTGTTTCTCCAGTGTGAATTTTAGTTTTGAATTTTCGTGTTTAATAAAAGGGTTTTTCCAATAGTTTTCTTCAACATAATTATCAGGAACCCAGCAGTTTTTATTACCCAAGCTTCTCTGAGAGAGAATATATAAATATTCTGATTTTAAGTATGGTGAAGTCTTTTTGTGTAGGAATGAACAGTTTGTTATGTAACTCTGTGGCTCTCTACATTGGTAATTAGAAAAAATACCGTTCTTACTCTCTACTATCAGCTTACTGTGTATTAATGAATAATAGTTATTCCCTATGTTTAGCTTTTTCTGTAGCATGTGATGGCTACTGGCTATTCTAGGTACTAAAGGATTACTTCTATTAATATAGAGGCAGAATATTAGTATAACTTGACAGTCAGGGATTCTAGTTATACTATTTAATTCATACCAATTAAACTGTACTATCATAATATGTTCTTTTTAACCATCAGTCAACAGACATTTTTAAGACTTCTAGTCTATTGTTCAGACTATCAAATACACTATCCCAATTCTTGTAAGACGTCTGTCTAATATCTGTAACCGTACTGTACCATCTATTCTCAGGCCCGTGTAATCCCCATCGCCAATCAGCAGACCAAGCGTGAAGCATTAACACTCGTTTACCTAGTCCAGCTGCTAGATGTGCTACCATCGAGTCTACGGATATTACCAGCGAGCAATCTTGTAGCACTCTGCAGGTATCTAATAGTCCTTGCATGTCAGATTTGGCAGATACTACGTTTGGTGCGCTAATTAGCTCTTCGTCCCTGTCAATCTGTAGTGATACAAATTCTATATCTGGGTGTTCAGATATTAATGTGTTTATATAGTCCGTGGGAGCAGACCTCAGAGAGTCGTTAGCATGATGAACAGAGCCCTTCCAGAATAATCCTATCTTATTAGTATACTTACCTAAAGGCTCAGCTTTAAATGGTAAAACTGTAGTCTCATGTGGTTTAATCTTTAGCTGGTATCCCAGACTCATTATAGGTAGGACGCACTCGTATTCTTCAGATATTTTGTCTACGCCCCTAACAAATACGTCTCTAACGTAGTCTGAAAGGTTGTGTTCTATAAACTCTTTTGGAGATTTTACAGTGTTATCTGACATTGGTAAGAATGTATTAGGCAGCACCATAACGTCTATATTTTTACAATGCTTGAATACTTCGGGTATTAAGTGCGAGAATTGTAGTAGGTCTCCTATACCTTGCTCTTGAAAAAGAAGTACGCTATCATACTCGTTTAGTTCTGAGAACCGTTTCTTGCCTAGTGCCAGCAAATCTTTATATGCGTACTTATCAGTTTCTAGTCTGGCTTCATGTAGCCTCCAGCCTCTAGAAAAGTTTCCTCGTAGTATCTCTAACATGCCTTCTTGATATATTGTATCAAGCACCATAGATTTATCCGTACTCATTTCAGCTATTTTACAACTATTTATGGCTTCATCTACCATATTTAGGTTAGCATATACCGATACTAGGTTTTTGTGAGCTATAGGATTATATTTGTCATATGTTAATGCTTTTTCAAGTATTACTTTAGCTTGATCTATGTATTCTAGGTTTAGTAGGCAGCCTCCCCATCCAGATAGAATATCTACTAGAAGCTTTGTATTAGTATTGTAACTCTCTACATAATAATCAAAAGCTTTTTCAAATAAAGAATCCGCTTGTAACTGCACATTTTTATCAGTGGGTTTAGACTTACTCAATACGGTAGCCATAGTCAATAGATTCTTTGGCTCTTTATTATCTATAGTCAGCGCATGACTAGCGCACTCTTCCGCTCTTTCAAAATCACCTAGTTCTAGATAAGAGCCTGCTAGACCAATAAGCACTTCTTGATTTAATGGGTTTACTATTAAAGCTCTTTCAAAAGCCTGTATAGACTTTGAATAGTTGCCTTCTAGTTGACTAATCCATCCTTCAAAGAAGTGATACAATTCGTTAGTAGGCTTATAATTCTTTTTTACTATAGACCTGGCTGTAGACAGCTTGCCTTCGTATATCAGTTCTATTATCTTATTTGCTGCTAATCGTTTAGCATGGGAAAGTTGTTTCTTATGTACCATTCTAATCTATTTCTCTGTTGTGCTTGAACTATAGCGCCAGATAGCCAAAAATCTACAATGAGAGGAGATTTCTTTTCTGGATGCTCTCTTTGTATTCTTCCTATTCTTTGTTCTAGTTTTGCTGCATTGTTGTTTGGGCAGGTAAAATATATAGTGTCAAGCCTGTGGCAGCTTATTCCTTCGTCAAAAATCTTAGTGGTAAGAATTGCTCTATATTTAGTACCTGCATTTTTTAGTATCTCGTCCCTATTCTTTGTTGCCCCTACGAGCAACACACTATTAGGTATCAATGCTCTCAACTGCTCTAGCATTTCTATACGTTCGCTCAGTATAAGTAAACATCTGCCTGATGCTATTTTATCTCTAGCGTGCGTGGCTATCAGGTTTAGATAAGCAGTATTACTTCCTAGCTTGGTTAATTGTTTTGTCCAATCTCTATTAGGATTGATTATAGGAAACGGTATACTAGTTTTTACTACTTCTACACTAGGCACTAGCTTACTAACGTCTTTTGCAATTACTTTGTTAGGTCCAAAATAGTCTGGTAGAATTACGTGAAGTCCATCTTTTCTCCAAGGAGTTGCACTGAGAGCAATCTTTACCTTAGCGTTTATGCCGTTTACCACTTTACTAAATGTTTCAGCAGGGCAAAGATGTGCCTCATCCACAAACATAACTTCAAAGGTATCTTGTATCTTGTCTAGCCTTTTTATTAGGCTCTTGTATATACCTACTGTTATTGGTTTTATACTTTCTCTACCGTCGCCTATAAAACCTATATCTGTACCAGATATTAATTTCTTCAACTCGCTGTACCACTGCTCAGCTAATAGTTTTGTATGACATACTATGATAGTGGGTTTTTTATATGTTCCTACTATATAGGTACCAGCAAATGTTTTGCCCCAGCCACAAGGTGCCTGTATCAATCCACTAAATAGCTTATCTCCGCTAAGTAGTTTATCTACTGTCTCTTGCTGAGTTTCTCTAAGAGTACCATTAAATGTCCAGTCTTGGGCAGTTGTTACAAATCTATCGTCAGTTAGGTCTAGTATGTTTAGCTTATGCCAAGCTCCGCTAGGAACACTACACATCCCAGTCTCCTCATTGTACTCTATTGTTGAGTAAAATGAGTCTACCATGTTGTACGTAAATAATACGTATCTTAAAGTGTGTAGGTCTATATCTACTAAATCTGATTTATGAAAGTATATCTTATCGGATATAGTAGCTTTCTTAACGGTATACTTGACTTTGCTGTTCATAGTGTTAATTCATGTACGGGCTCATTGAAACTTGAGAAACGATATAGATACCATACCTCGTCAATATATACAATGGTTATATACTGCTCTAGTATGGTAGCCGGGTCTACTATGTTTTTAGATAATTTAAAAGGATAACTTACTGTGTTTAGCCATATTAGATTGTCTCTTACCTTTACTACCTGTACTGTCCTTGCTTTAAATTTTTGTTTCTGACGAAAGTCGTAAATTTTAGCCTTAGAATCTATACCCCATTCTATAGGTTTAGATATTAGTTGACTAATATTTGTGCACGTATAATCGAAGAAAAAGAAGTCATCCTTAACTGACACGTATCGTTTCAGTAAGGATGTTTTTTCTTTATACTCATCAATGGTGTGCCAATCGTCTTCCTCTGTTCTTTTTACAGAGATAGAATTAAGCCGTATAGAAAAGTCATACGGCTTTTTCTTTAGTGCGAATATTGGAAACTCAATTCCATAGAACTTACTTCGGGCCTTCATATGAGTACAGTTCTCCCCACGAAGGGCCGATTTCGACGTCTACCACAATTGGGCAGTTAGGAATGTTAACCCCTCGGTCTTTTTGTAGATTTGAACGTAACTGACGTACATACTCATCTACATATTCATCTGCTACTTCAGCAACCACGGAGTCGTGTACTGTTGCAAATACACAAATTTTGTCGCGTAGACCATTCTTCTCAATCCAATCAATGGTGTCGATTAGACCAAGCAAGTTAACATCACTAGCTACGCTCTGTACCAAGAAGTTTAGACCGCTTCGCGCAGCGTGAGTTGCAGTAGCGCGGTTATCAGCTTTAGCCTCTGGAAGACGGCGCTTACGTCCAAAAGCACTATAGATGAAGTAGTTAGAGTTAATCATGTCAAGACATGTATCAATCCAACGCTTAAGCGCGTTAGCTTCTCTAAAGTATTTTGCGATGAAGTCTTTAGCTTCTGCGATAGTTACGTTTGCAGTTTCTGCAATTTTGCTAGGCCCAGCACCGTATAGAATACCGAAGGTAATAGCTTTGGCCCATTGACGCTCATTTGGATAGAGCTTCTTAACATCGTCTACAGGACAAGACAGTTTAAACATGTTCTTAGCCACATACGAGTGGAAGTCCATCTTCTCAATAAAAGCTCGTTGTAGAAACTTGTCATTACTAAGCGCAGCAGCAATATAAACTTCTGCAGTACCAAGGTCAGCCTGAATGATCTTATAGCCTGGGCGAGCCTTGAATACTTTCTTAATGCCTGCGTCTTTGTCGCGTGGTAGGTTCTGATAGTTTAGAACACCGCTAGAGCTTAGTCGTCCGCTAGTAGTACCAGTAACGTTGAAGCTACTACGAAGCCTACTATCCTTATCGAGACCGTCACGAATGTTTTTAAGATAAGTCTGGCTTAGCTTAACTTTCTTGCGAAGGTCTAGAATTGCTTCTGTAATCGGGTGTTTTAGGCTTTCAAGAACTTCGGCATCAGTACTGAATGCGCCAGTTTCAGTTTTCTTGATAGGTTTAAGCTTAAGAATGTTAAACAGGATTTCACGTAGATGAAATACGCTGTTAGGATTGAACGTCTTCTGTTGACGCTCTTCAAACTCTTGAACTGCTGGATGGAAGGCCAGCTCATTCATAGTTTCTTCAATGTCAATCTTGTAATCTTCAATCAGCTCTTCAAGAACGTTTAGGTCAATAGGGCCACCATTCTCTTCAATGTGAATGATAGCACGAGTTACAGGCTTTAGAATAGTCTCATACAGCTTAGTAAATTCTTTACTTGCCCAAATCTTAGGACTGAACTTATTGAACAACTGAAAAGTGGCATCGCCGTCTTTACAGCCGTAAGGAGCAAGAATTTCAGGAGGAAGCATGCCATAGTTGAAGTCGTCGAGCTTTACCTTATGTTGACGGCACCAGTTCTTTTTGTACTCGTCTAACTCACGTTCGTAGTCACCTAGGTCAGTAAACTTGAGTGCTAGAGGCTTTAGACCGTGAGTACCTACGCTTTCATCTAAGCAGTAGTGCATAAGCATGGTATCTTCAAAGTCTGGGAAATCAAACCCATACTCATAGCGGATGAACTGAATATCGAACTTGCTGTTGTGAAATACGCACTTCTTAGTTCGGAAAATTTCTTCAAATTCGTCGTAGTAATGTTCGATAATATGTGCGTCTACGTATACGCCTTCATGAGGCTTTGTACTGAATACAAAACCTAGAATAGAGCCTTTACGTGGAGATAGGGAGGTGGTCTCAGTATCGACTGAGATTACTTTTACTTCTGGGTCTTGAAGTTTGCGCAGATATGGAAGAAACTCTAGTTCGTCTGTATAATGATGATAATTCTTCTCATGTGCAATAGCTTCTTCGCCGTTAATAAGCTTCTTTAATCGGTCAAAAGCCTTCTGAATATCGTCACGATATTGAGGCTTAATAAAAGTCATATTAGGGTCTAGAATCGGCAAATACTTTTCATTTACAACAATGCCGTTGTATTTAGTAATGCCAGTAAGTCCGCATACATACTTAAGTGGTTCTGCACCGATAGGGCAAACCACATCAAACTCGTCTAACACAGATAAGGTTAGATCAACATCTTTCTTTAGGATTTTTTCTTTAGGTTCAGAGCTTAGATAAATTGTTTCAAACTTAATATTACCAGCATACTCTCTGAATAGAGCTGGAACGTTATTTTTAAGTGGAGAACTTAGTACAATTGCTAGTTTCATGTGTTACTCTCTTGTTAGTATCAGAGTTTATAATAGCTTACTGTAAAGCATTAGTCAACAATAAATTCAGATAAATAAGCTTCTGCTTCCATCTCGTCGATAGAACCAGGGTCTTTACCATCTTCCATATTAACAATAGACGTGTGAATTGATCTTTGGGATAGCAGTTTTTGTATCTTAACTGCCGCTTGACGGCCGGGGCTATCCCCATCCATCATAATAATAACATGTCTGCATCCGTACTCGTCTAACATCTTTGCCTTACCAGCATTAAAGTTGTTAGTTCCAAATATGCACAGTGTATTAGTATACCCCATATCGTGCATATTTAACGCATCAAATATGCCTTCTACAAGAATTACTTGTGTAAAATCTGTGATTGCATCTAATGGGTATAACACAGAACTAACATCCGCACCGGCTGGTCTACGCATGTATTTAGGCATAGATAAGTTTTTAGTATTCAGTACTGTATGCCTTCCCTCTATAAATCGTAACTTACCACTTTGATACACAGGTATGCATATGTAGTCATCCATATTATCATGTGTTGTCATAAATGCGTCAAAACGATTAAGAGTATTTTGACTAATACCTTTAAACGAATGTTTAACAGGAAACCTTGGCTCAGGTAAGAATATTGGTCTATCGCCACGAAGACCATCCAGCTTTTCTTGTAGTCTTTTGATCTTAAAGGCTTGTTTTGATAGCGGTTCAACTGTAAATATAATACCTAGCTCTTTCATTAGCTTGGTAGTATCACCTTTGAAACCGCACGCAAAACAATTAAATACGCCTTTTTCTAGATTGTATGATAGGCTGGGATTGCTGTCTACATGCTCTCCACTGAAACATTTCATATTGATTTCATAGGGGTTATTGGCATTCATCTTATACTCAATGCCCCTATCAATAAGAATTTTTTCAATCTCGTGCAACTTGATTATCTCCCGGTCTTACTCTATAGTTATCTTCGTCACAGTCAGCAGTGCTTACTTCAAACAGTTCGCTATCGTCTTCTAAGGCTTCTACTTGGTGTATAGTTAGTGGGAATATTCTAATACTATCGCCCTTGTTAAGTACGCTTTCTTTTACTGTTGCATCCCTAGTATCTAGCAGCCTTAGTATAAAACTACCACTAGTTACATACCAACTCTCATCTTTTTGAGCGTGGAAATGCATTGAGAATTTATTACCTTTTTTAGTGAAGTGTAGTAGTTTACCGCAGTATAGGTCGTTAGTGGCAAATATATATTCGTACCCCCAACCTTTTTTTACAAACCCACTAAATCTCGTTACGTTCGACATATTGTGTACCTTTCTTGGTTACTGCTATAGAGGCGGCTCTATTTGCAAATTGTATAGATCTTTTTATATCTTTTCCTTCCGACAAGGCTACCGCTAGTCCAGCTATAAAAGTGTCTCCTGCACCTGTTACATCTATTGCTTTTATTGGCAGAGTAGGATATAATTTTGTATTGTTAATTGATATATGTAGACAACCTAAGTCGCCTAGAGTTACTATTAGGTTTTCTACTTGTAACTCTTTTATAGAATCTGCAAGTATACCTGTATGTAAGCGATTTAACGCGTCGGTATTATCTTCTGGCATTTCTATATTTAACCAATCAAAAAACTCTTTCAGATTTGGCTTTATTACGGATGCACCTCTAAAATCGGACAGATTACTTTTTGAATCTACCAATACTGGAATACCTGCTTCTTTAGCTTTAGATATAATATCTTGTGGTTTTTTTATTGTGCCCTTACCATAATCGCTTATTAGAATTATATTTGGGCTATCATCTATCATAGAAGCTACTAGACTAGCTTCATAATGCCTTATAGTAGAGTCTATATCTAGCCTTGCTATGTAGTTGCCATTGCTATAAATACGGGTTTTTACTACATCTGCCGATGTGTTATTAGTACAGAAATAATTTAGTCCAGAGGTTTTTAGTTTTTCAAACAAATGGCTTTCGTGATTTACTGCACAGTATAACTTTACATCTCCGCCTAGATGATGAATATTAAGGGCTGTGTTACCAGCACCTCCCAGTGCTCGTAGTGGTGGGTTTATAACCACTACTGGAGCCGAAGCACACTCAGGAGACTGTCTCGTAGTACTCCCGTATATGTACTCATCTAGCATTATGTCCCCAATAACACTTATCATCCTAGGTCACCTACGTTTTCTTTTGTGTCGTTTCCATACTTATTCAATATCTTGCCGCCAATAACCTCAGTACTCTTTTCTGGAATTACTTTTAGACAGTCCCAATCCATATGCACGTTAAACTTCATACTCTTACCGTTACGGATTTTAGTAATCTCAAACGGTAGAATGTTAGGGTCTTCGTTAAGATCTGCAGGGGTAAATCTAAAGCTTCTGTCGGCAGAGTCTAGAACACCCTTAGCAAATCGCGCCTCACCTGTTGCGTCAATCTGATATGGGCTCATAACCATTTGGTCATACTTACGGCTAAGAACTTTTAGACTATCTGCTAAGCCAATCTGACTTTTCCAGTCCATTCGATCTTCTACTTTAATAATGTTTAGATAGTCTACGACGGTAGCCCTAACATCATATTTCTTGGTTAGCATGTTAAGGTAGTGGTCAATTTTAGGTATTGAAAGGTTTACGTCATCAATGATATGAAAACGCTTGCTTTTAAACGGAACTTTACCACTCTTCAAAGCAAAGTCAAAATCTTTTACATTACCATCACGTATAAGTTTGTCGTATAGGCTTATGCCTTCATCGCAATGCTCGTAGAAAGTGTCTAGCTTAGTCTTAGCTACTACTAGTCTATCTTCTGCATTGAGTTCATTTCTCAAGAACTTCATAAAAGGAATACCGCTTAACATGCTCATTAAGCGATAGTATACTTCTACAAAGCGCATTTCAATAGAGAAGAATGCAACTGAATTGTTGTTGTTTAAGAATTGATGTTTGGCCGCATTGAGAGTGATAATAGATTTACCAGAACCGCGCCTACCACCAAACATGATTAGTTCTTGCAAACCAAAACCGCCATTTATGGCGTCGTATTCTGTAGATAGACCACTAGAGAACATAACAAAACGCTCTCCTTCTTGAATAAGGTCCATCTTAGCTACGTCGAATAGTTCTTCACCGTCAGGCATAAATTTATGCAAATCCAGAATGTGAGTCTGGATTTTGTCAATAATCTCTATACGCTCCAACGACTCTAACTGGCCGATAAAATTATCTAGCCAGGTAATTGTCTCTTCTCGAATGTAATAGTCTTGTAGCTGCTCAGCCAAGAACTCACTAGATAAATCATGAGCTCTTGCACTGTCTGTTAAAATCTGAGACTCAAGATACTCTCTAGTATGACCACTTTTTTGTAGCTCATAAAATTCTTGCGTTGTTGGGATACGCATGTGCTGTTCATAGAATTTTTGAATCCTTTTGAACAGCAACAGATTAGTATCCGTAAAAAACTTATGAACTAGCTTGTTATAGAAGTCTGTACTCTGAGTGTCTAGTAGTCTCCTGATTGATGCTTTTTGAATGTCTATAGCCATTATTATTTATGTACCACCGGAAATAGATCTGATCTTGGAACGAATATTTTTTTAAATGCGTACTCAGTGTCAACCCATACAGCGTAGTGCTCTCTACCAGTTTCGGCAATTAAATCTTCTACGCGCTTGATATGCGCTTTTAGAGACTCCAATTTCCACTGAGAGCCATCTTCTAACTCCCAATAAATCTGATAGTGCATATCTAGAACTGGTTCTGGATGCTTGCTCTTCTCAGTCCACGGATGTAGCTCGACCCAGCGCTGTCTTCCTTGCCTTAGCTTTTCCGCATACTCTTCATCGTAAACTTCAGTAATAATTGCAAAAGCGTTCTCTGGTCCGTAAAAAACCTTATCATGGACTTTGAATTTTATATCAAGGTCTTGAACAATATGCTCTGTTTTTGCAGCAGCATTCTTGGCTCGTGCACGAATAGGCACGTTCATTTCCATTAGAATGCTTTTTACTTTTTGAGGAGATATGTAGTATCTGGAAGCAATAGCACTTTGAGCTTCTCCGTTTATATAGCTAGACGCAATATCTTTGCGAATAGCCGGAGTAATCTCCATAGTCTTAGCTTTTTCTTTAAGGTCTTTAGCGCGTTGTTCCTTCGCCCTAAAGTCTTCAATAATCTTACTTAGCCTAGTTGTGTTGTAGGCGATGCCTAGATGTTCACAACATGCCTTTTTAGTTTTACCAGCCTTAATCATCCAAATTACTTGTCTGATCTTTGCTTCTGGAATTTCTTCTTTTTCTTTTTGTGTAACTGCTTTAGCCATAAATGAAAAAAACCCATCAGTGTGTTAATGATGGGTTAATATTAGCATAAAAACTAGCACATGGCAAGATAAATTTTTTAGTGTATTGCAACCTTTTCTGTTCCTATAGCATACAAGTCATTTACCATCTCTCGTATAAGACCTGTTTTTGTGTATATTGCTGTGTAATGCTCAGATAGCATAGTGTTAGACCTGTACAGTTTTTCTAATATAAAACTAGACTTATAAGCATTCTCTAGCTGCTTAAATCTATCACTACCTTTAGGTACATGAGTATAAAAACGACAAATAAGAGCATAGATATAACTATCTAGCTCTTCAAAAGATAACTGCAATATTTCGTTCAACGTTTCGTCGTCTAATTCGTGTAGATAGAAATAACTATCTGTATTCAATAACTCTCTCAAAAAAAATAGGGAGGCAGTGTGAAACTGCCTCCCATAGTTTAATTACTCAGCTACGGACTTTGGGGTGTAGTCTTTTGCGGAAAGCTTACGACGAGATAGAACAGTCTTAACGCCGCGCTCGCTCTTGTCGAAGTGAGCAGCTAGCTCAGCAACAGTGCTGTTTGGAGCCATTTCTTCGATACCTTCGTAGGCATCAGTTTTAGCGGCTTTCTTGTCACGCTGAGGAGCGGACAGCTTCATTGAAAGTAGTTTACCGCGAATTTGTTGAACAGTTTTATCTAGTTCAGCAGCGATATCTTCAATGAATGCACCCCCTTCCACTAGCTCTGCAATGCGAGCTTCTTCTTCTGCGGAATAAGTGCGTGGAGCGACTTTCTTCTCAGCTGGCTTGATAGCGCCAGTTAGTTCTAGGCTTAGAGCCTTGCCATTGATTTGGCGAGCGGTGAACTTACCACCAGCGATTGCTTCAGCAATTTCTTCGGCAGTGTGAGTGCCATCGTTAGCTTCTAGGAACTCGCGTAGTTCTTCAGTTTCAGCTTCGGTGAAGGTTGGAGCGGCTTTTGGCTTGTGTGGGACGTCAAAGCCCTGCTTACGTAGTTTAGCAGTGACTGAGCGACGTGGGAACTCGAACTCAGCGCAAAGCTGTTCGATGATTTCTTCTGTTACGCCGTTAGCGCAAGCAGATTCCATACGTGCTACCATTTCTTCTGTGTATTCAAATTTTGCCATTTTTTATCCTCTATATATAAAGTTTTGTGTTCTTGGTTACTTACTGTTGAGTGTTTTCTCAACAACTTCAACTAATGTATCAAAACAAGATCAACTTAGCAAGAAAAAATTTGTTTTAATTTTTGTTTATTGCTTATTTGTTTTTTCTTGTTTTCTGTCTTGATGATTTACTATACGATCAAACTTAGCAGGCAGCAAGATTAATTTTTATTCTGCAGAGTGCTTTGCTCAAAACGAAGTTTTACAGCGTCTACCAGTATTTCTAGGTTAGACTTTTTTGAAAGATTTACACCGTCCAGTGTTATGTCCAACATTCTTTCTAGGTCTATTATCATACTCTTGACGCTACGCTTACCGCTCTTGTCTATTTCAGGTTTCTTATATACTTTTAACTGTACTAGTTTACTAATTATACTTCTGTTGTTCTTACCAAAATATTCAGCTATTTCAAGAACATCCATGCCGTCGTCACAGTAAAGTTTAACTAGTTCCTCTTCTTCTTCTTTATCCCAAACTCTTACGTTCATTGTCTATGTCCTCAAACAATTCTAATTGTTTTTCATTTATCAACCCATTTATTTCATCGTAATAAAGCTGGGTTAGTAGTTTACCTGCATCAGTGAATACATATGCCAAAATGTCTACATATTCTGCTTTTATTGCAATCCCTTTTTTAGTAGGGAACCAAGTGCCTTCATCTTGGTCTTCCATGTACTCTCTCAAATGTACATACCACTGATGCCTAAACTGATTTACTGTTACTTTTATACCTTTGCCGTTTTCTGGCGGGGAAATAAATCCAAAATCATATTCTGACACTCATCGTCTCACTCTCCTAGGCTCAGAACCCGCAGTAATCTGACTTAGCGTAGCCGCATATAACTCAGCTGCTTTATTCCAAGTAGTAAGCCTTTCTGTGTTTACAGGTTTATTCTTATATTCAACTATGGCTTTTCTTATCAGGTTGGCTAGCTCTTGAGCATCTGGCTCGAGCACCCAGCGATGCTGGCCCATGTTACTCATACTATCACCTTGTTTTAGTGCGAATATATCGTAAGGATTTACTACTCTTCTAGTACTTTTTATTTTCCACTCATCTACAAATTCATCAGTTGGTCCACCAGCAGTAACTATAGGCAGGCATCCACACGCCATAGCCTCTTGTACATGCATACCAAAACCTTCACCTCTGTACGGATGTACCACTATATCACAAGACCTATACAGATTTGCTACTTCGTTTTCATTCAGAGCCTCATCAATGTAGGTTATTTTAGCACATCCGGTCTTATGTTGAAGAGTTATTATGTCTTGAAGAAGATTGTTGGGGCCGTAAACTTGAGGAGTATCTTTTATTACTAGCTCTATGTTCTCATGTTTCTTAGTCACTTGAGACCATACATTAAGCAATACGTCTATACCTTTTCTAAACTGGGAGCATCCTACATATAGAAATCTTACGGTATCGCTATTTTTGTTTTTATCCTTATAAAATACTGACTCATCATACCCATTAGGGACAACATATATCTTAGAAGGGTCTATTCCCGCTGCTCTATATACTGAGGCATTCCAATTACTAGGAACTATTACAGCATCTGCGAACGTGTCAAACTTATATTGCCATTCACTTGGCATTGAGGCGTATTCCCACGGCTGTATATACACTACTTTAGTATGTTCATGTTCAGGCCAGTTCCAGACAGGAGGGTAAGAGTGCCTTACTTGTACGTCTGGCACTATGTTCTTTTCTAGTGATAACAACTCAATTATGTGATTAGAATCTACTTTAAAAGATGGATCTGGCCTATCTAGAGGTACTATGGCTACTTCATACTTCTGTGATAAGTATAAAGCAATATTTCTATTTACAATAGATAAGGATTGATTATCATAGAACTTACCTAATATTTCAATTTTCATATATGCGTCTCGATTCTTGTTTTAGATATGAGTCTAGTTCTTGTTTTGCTACAAATTTTAAAGTGGGCCATTGTGCGCCTGAACCGTGTGTTTTAAAGTTTATCATGCTATGATAATTTTCTTTAGTGACTTGTCTTTGTACATCATAGAATGGGTCTTGCTTACTCTCTATTGAATGGCCAAAATTATTTATCTTCTTGTCTAGTTGTTGTTGAGTTCTACAAAAACTAAAATGTTTTATAGCCAGCGGGCTTAATATTTTCTTTTGACTGTTAGTCCATCTGCAGTATGTAAAGGTGTGTAAATCTCTATTGGCCGTAAATCCTTGTATATCCTTTTTAAAGACATGTTGTCTATTATCTTCTGCAATTAATAAGTACCCATCCTCAAACTCTTTGTACATTAAATACCAAGTGAACATTAGTTCTACGTCTCGATAGTCCTGTACAGTAGGACAAAAGTCTACAAAGAATTCCCGAGCATTCACTAATACTTCATCTGCATCAAAACTAAATATCCAGTCATGTTCGCATTTGGATTTTAAAAAATTACGCTCATGTGTGTCATTTTCTATAGGTACTCTGCTTCTATGAAAATTATCTTCTATTATATTAATCTTATCATCTTTATCAATAGCTTGTAATTGTTTCCATAGCTCATCTTCATTAAAGGAAAACTTGTTACCGCTCCAGCTAATTCTGTCTTTATCTAGACCTAGAACTATTTCATCCACATAATCATAGTAGCTTTTTATGCTATCCGGTAAATACTCTGCGTCATAGCTTATCAGACTTATCACGCTCTTCTTGCGTATATGTTTCATATAATCCTATCCCCAATTTCCACTGTTCTTTTAGTTTGTTAAAAACTTTTCTTCTTTTAGCAGCATTAAGCGCTCTTTTATGTTTTTGTTGTTCTTGCCGCTGACTTATCTTAGCTTTCTTCATCGCCTACCGCCATGTCTTTAGTTTTAGTTAACTCGCTGTCTCTCCACTTTTCAGAGAATATTTGATAGTTTATTCCAGCTTGTTCTCTTTTAATTGGGTTTTGGTTTTGGATTCTTTTGTTGTCCTTACCTTCGAAATGTAATAGCTTAACCGGTGTTTGATATATTTTCCAACCAAGCTTGCGGGCAGTAAGACAATAATCCACATCACGATAGTAAGTCCAATAATAGCTAGGGTCAAAGGGACCACAATCACGGATAACAGCCCTGCGGATATAAATTCCGCCAAACGTAACCCAGGATACTTCTCTAAGGATATCGTATTGTCCTTTGTCTTCTTCCAGCTCTCTAGATGCGCTTGAACTAAATAGCTCAAGTCCTCCTCCGAAATGTATCGCTTCTCCATCTACGAATCGGCCTCCTGCGTGTTGTATATAGTAATTACCTGCTTCACTCGTTGCAGGATATAGTAGCGTAGTTCCAAACATACCAGCTTCAGGATGTGCTTGAACGTAGTTCAATAATTCTTTATACCAGTTGTTATCTTTATCGTCTGGCATAGGTAGCATGTCGGCATGTAGTATTATAACATCTCTATCTGGAAACATATTCCAAAGAGTTTGGTAAGCTAAGTCACTTCCTATTCTGCCGACGTCTTTCCAGAAGAATACTGGTAATTTAAATCCCAGTGCAGCTTTTAACTGCTGTATCTCATCCTCGTTTACGTAAGGAACTACTATTATCGGTTCCATAGTTTTTTACCTTTCTCTTCGTACCATTCAGCAAAAGCTTGTATAACAGATTCTGGTTCAGAATTGTATACACAGCTCATAGCGTTTTCAGTGTGCGGGCACTGCTTAGGCCAGAATCCAAACTGCGTACCTGGTCCTTCTTCTGCATAGACTTGTCCTGAAAACACTTTCTCAGAAACACACGCATACGTTCCACAATGAATTTTTGATTTTATTGGTCGGTGCCAACCTGAATGATAAAATGATGGACTATCGTATGAAGCTGGGAACACGCTTGTAACATGTATCGTATCAACTCCTAACCCTGCGGCAGCATGTACTGGCAATCCCATAGGGCCTATATAGATATGACTGTTGTTTAGTCTTTGTAAAGAGGTTATTAAATCCTCTCGCTCTACATCTCGCCCTAACATCATTATTTGAGCATTAACATTATTCTTAGTTAAGAAGTCTTTTAATCTTTGTAGTATCATTACCCGCATATATTCGTTTTTAGTTTTTCTATTCCAGTCTAGCGGGCCGCTCGTAGATATAACTAACTTGTCAGTGGGTAGCTCTTTCTCAGAACCTACCGTAAATACAGTTTCGCTGTCAGTAAATAAATTATCTCTATATTTTGACAGTAAGGAGTAGTGCTGGCTTTTTGCAATACCTAAGTCACTAAACCAAGCTCTTTGTTCAACTATTTCGTCTAACTTAGTTATGCTGGGGTCAGAAGATACTAGGGAGCCGTCCCGTCTAAGAACGCCTACGGCATCTATACCTTCTTGCATAGATATTAGTTTTAGAGCCACTCCATCATTTATATCGCTTTCGCCAGTTGTTGGTACTAACCCATCCCTAACAAAAAATGTTATGTGAGAGTCTGGAAATTTTTGCTTATACAGCTTGGCTGTATGAGTACCTAGCAGACAGTCTCCTAGTGCTTGAGTGTTTACAATTCCTACATATTTCATTTATTAAATAACTTATCTGTCCAGGTTTTAGGAGTTTTATCATTAACTATTTCTAGTTCGATATGGTAGTTGAACTGTCTTAGTGGGCTAGTTTTAATCCATGTAATAGTATCGCGCACGGTATCTTCAACTGTGTTGTGCGTGGTATAGCTTAATAAATCTTTAGCCTTATCTGTGCTAACCCATGCGTCTTTTACTTCTCTTGGTCTTTCTGGTATGTGTAGTATGTTAGGTTCTTTATTGAAATACTTGTGAACTAGTATGGCCAATTCATTAATAGTTATTTCAGAACCATCGTCTGGACCTATATTAAATACGCTATTATTTTTGATGCTTTCTCTATTGTTGTATAAGGCTACATAGGCGTCAACACAATCATCTATATGAGAAAAACTTCTCTTTTGAGCTCCATCTCCGTATACGTACACAGGTTTTTCCTGTAGAACTCTATTGGCAAATATGCTCATTACGTTTCTAAACGGGTCGCTGTAGCATTGATGTGGTCCGCACACGTTATGCGGTACCATGTGAAATACTTGTATGCCATGTATATCACTGATTAAGTTCACATGCTGCTCGGCATGCAGCTTAGCCATACCGTAAGGGTCTACTGGTGTAGGTGTGGTGTAATCTTCTTTGAAGGGCGGCTTAGCATTTCCATACCTAGCCATAGAGCTAGTATTAATAAAAGTAGCAACTCCTGCTGATACTGCGGCACTTATTACACTAGCTGTTCCAGAGTAAATGTTCTCTACAATAGTTTTAGGGCTAAATACGCTAAGACCTTCGTGAGCTAGAGCAGCACAATGAATTACTAGTTCTGGCTTGTAAAAATTAAATATTTCAGCCAGTTTTTTGTTGTTTAGTATGTTTTCATTAAAATACACAAACATACTATTCTGCTCAGGCATATTTGTAGCATAGCCACCTATTAAATTGTCTATGCCTACTACTCTATATCCCATTTGTATAAATCGGTAGCAAAGATGACTTCCTATAAGCCCTGCACTACCTGTTATTGCTACTGTTTTCATTTTTCCCCGTATACACAAAAGCTGTATGCTGCGTCTCTCTCAGAGTTAAACACATTTTTAAAACCTAACTTCTTCATCTCTTCGGCTAATACCTCTGGAACTAAGTTATTTACGTGTCTGCCTGTAGGCATGAATCTAACATCCCAATACTCATTATCTGTGTGTGGTAAGTACAAAAATAGTATTCCATCGTCATACAATGCGTCGTACCAATATTTTAGTACTTCTCTCCAGCCTTCTATATGTTCTAAGCAGTGAGAGCTGAAAATATATTCTAGCCCGCCATAGTGTGGAAGGTTTGTGGCGTGATAGCCGTCGTCAAACGACGAATCTACACAAATAGACCCTGGATAAGCCCACTCTATTCTCTTACAACCAACGTCTACACCAAGCTTGCCCTCGCCTATAATCTCTTCAGCTACAGGCATTATAAATCTAGAATGATGCCCATGACTTATAAAGTCAGGATAGTCTCTACCTCTAAATGATAATGTTTTCACTTTAGCACCTTACATAAAATTACTTCGCCCTGACCTATCCAAGACATAAAGTAACGTTTAACTATTTCAATCTTACCAGCTAATTTTAACTCATTTATAGCTTGGTCTATGCCGTTAGGATGCGACTCAATAACGTCATCATATACTAACCAGTCTGCTCCATAACTTATAGATAGTAAACTATCACTTAGTGCAGCACGATAAGAATGCTCGCCGTCAATAAAAGATATATCTACTTTTGGAACGTCTAGCTCTTTTGCATCTGCAGAAGTGCTATCCCCTATCCACCACTCTACTCGTTTGCTAGAGTAATGATTGGCAGTAGCTTTTATTGCTGGAAGGGTGTCAGCATGATAACCTATGTCTAAAACTATGAGGTGGTCAATTCCACTCTCTAACCAAGTAGAGGCACTATATCCTATATTAAAACCTATTTCTAGCATAGTCTTAGCATCGGTTACGCTGAGTATGTCCTGAGCTACGTCAATACAATCAGTAGTACTCCAATATCCTTCTATAGATTTAAAGTTCTTTAGGTGTTCATAGTATAAAGCATTAGACATTGTAAGACTCCCAAATACTGTTCCAATCTACTAGTGGGGTTGCATGATGGTCTGTCATATGACTGGCTAGTCCTGGCATAGGACTAATGCATGGTATTTGTTTAAATATATCTTCAAACACTTTGTCATTACTAGTAGGCGCACTTCTTATAAGCTCTGGCATTATATCTAGCCATCTTCTACCTAGTGCAGCCACAGTCATAGTACAGCTATCAATAGTTCTCCAATGTCTATCCTTACCTAACACTATATAGGAAGGCACTGGTTGAACATACCTATCTGGATAATCATAGCTAACAGCAAAATTAGGCCACATAGCTAGAGTATCTTGCATTACTCTAATAGCATTTGGAGTATGTAAGTAATCATCTTCTACAATATAATGTAATTCAGCTGGAAACTCTTCACATTTAGTTCTTAATACGTCTACTAGTGTTACTGTATGCTGATGATAAGACCAGTCATGTTCAGGAACTTCTATAAAACTTACTTCAGTTTTAGAAGTATTCTCTAGCCATATTAAGGTATCTTCACTAACTGAATCGTGTATAACTATAATATGATCTGTTTCATTTACACTTTCTTGTAATGAAAGCCAACATTTCTTTAGTATTGTAGTTTTACTAGTATCTTTAAATCTTTTGACATAGCTTATAGTCTCTTGTTTCTCACAAGCTCTAAAATATATAAACAATTATAACTCCATATAAATAAAAAAGCCCTTAGTAGTTAAGGGCCTTATTATGTTTTATAATATATGCTAACGGGGTACCATGCAAGAATTATTTTAATTTTTTTGCTTACCGCTTGATTTTTGATTTGAGTTTCTTATTGGCAATTCCTTAGACAATCTTTCATTAATGATTCGAAGTTTCTTTTTTGTCCTAGCCGTATTACGAACTTTGTCTTCTCTACGTTTTTCGCCTTTGCTCTTGAAAAACTCTTTTTCTTTTACCTCTTGGTAATGTCCTTCTTTGCTGAGTTTTCTCATCAGAACTTTATATGTTCTCAATGGGTCTCCACCATATTTTTTAGTTTTTAGTTGCATTAATCATTCCCTATTCCTGAGTTTCTTGCCCAATTCAATATTATGTCTAAAGGTTGTTTACCTTTAAGTAAATATCCTTCTTTTCCAGCTTTTCTAATTAAAAAGGTAGGTACAGTAGTTATAGGCATAGAGCCTGTGTATTCTGCAATATCTTGCATAACTACTTGATAACCTTTATCTATTAAATAATCCGAAGTTTTAGCTGTATATTTCTGTAACTGTTCATTGTATATTATTATTATTTCCATTTTATTCCTCAAGTTGTATTCAGTATACTATAACTTTGCTGAGTGTCAATTTAAAAAATTTTATAAGTCTGTTGCCCTTACAAGTAAGAAGCATATGCTTTTATTTTTATCTTGCTCAGAGGTTGTTAATTTGATTATATATAGTTATACTTAACCAAAAAGAGGAAAAAATGAGCAAACTAACACCTTTTGATATTGAATTTTTTGAAATGAGTGCAATGCTAGCTAGTGAAATAACAGAACAAAGTAAGAAAAGCTTAGTAAAAACCTTACTTAAGCTTAATAATCCTACTTATTTTTATAAACACGTAAAACGCCACCCAATTGAGTTACACGGATTTAGCGCTCATAAAACTATTAACCCAGTATTATCAGCTATAGGTTCAATGATTAATATTCTTAAGACAGAAAATAACTCAGAGTTGCTTCAAAAAAAGCTGCAAACGGAGTTTGCTTGGGCGTTTAACAATTATCCAAAATACACCACTGTCAATTTGTAATTTTTTATTTTGACAAAAATGAGTGCTTCTCGTATACTGGTAGGGAGGGGCCGGAGATACCATAATGGAAGACTTATCCAGTATACGAGAAGAGATACGCCAGTTACATGAGCGTTCTCAAAATACCAAAACTGAAGTAAAAGTACTTCAGACAAAATTTGATGAAAGACACATAGCACTAATGGAGAAGATGGAAAAGCTGGCCACAGACGTAGAGCGCTTAAACTCTAGATTTGACTCCGAAATGGGTTCTCTTCTTGAAAAAATAGATCAGTTAAATCAGCTAGCAAATCAGGGTAAAACTAGCTTAAGAACATTATGGTTTATTGGAGGCTTATTTGCAGCAACTGGAGCTGCTCTAGCTACTTGGTCAGACTTATTATTCAAATAATATGTCAATACAATTAATAGATAAAATTAAGGACATACTAATATCTACTCCTCTAGATATATACTCTGAGAGTTCAGATACTATAAACGAAGCTAACTTCGAACTAGTTAGCTCTCGCTTCTCAGAAGATAAACTATCTCAGGAAGATAGGTATATCGGCAGTGCTAATATGTTTATAGCAGCTAGTTTAGTATGTTACGATTACTTTGACTTTACTACTATTGATGAACTATCCGAGGAACAGCTCGATGAGTTTTATTTAGTGTGGAAAGATGTAATAGACGAGCTTAAAAAAGAAAGATTTATAAGAGAGATTGGACCACTATCTAAGAGCAGTATAAAGGTAGTGGTAGATAACACGAAGTCGCCTTAAAGGGACTTCAAATTCTTGCTATAATAGGAGAAAAGCAGATGACTAATTTAACACCATATGACCCATTTTTTATTGGTTTTGAAGATTTACTATCAAAACTCAATAGTAAAGCTTCGGTCAATTTCCCGCCTTATAATTTGTATAAAGAAAGTGATACTTCTTATGGGATAGAGCTGGCAGTAGCTGGATATTCAAAAGAGGAGATTTCAGTATCGCTAGGAAACGGGGTGTTAGAGGTATCTGGCACAAAAAAACCAGAAGACTCTAAAAAATATATTCACAAAGGAATTAGCTCAAAATCGTTTTCTAGAACTTTCACAGTAGCTGATACTATAGAAGTTACTAGTGCGGCATACCAAGACGGTATACTAAAGATAACACTCGCAAATAAAGTTCCAGAAACCAAGAAAGTAAAAGCAATACCTGTAAGTTAATTAGGTAGGGGCCGAGAGAGCGTTTGCTCTCTCGGTTCTTTAAATTTTTTGTATTGCCAAATTAAATTTAATATGTTAACATATAATCAATGTAAAGACTTTAGAAATATAGACCGGCCTAGCGGTAGAGTGTACGACGTTCCCGCAGGGCTGTTTCCTAGCGTTACTACAGTTTTAAAAGCAACTGCCAATATGAGTGGTATTGATGCTTGGAGAGCTAAAGTAGGCGAGGAAGAAGCAGATAGAATTCTTGAGGCGGCATCCTTGAGAGGGACGATACTACACAAATATTTAGAAGATTTTTTAATAGAGTATTCTAAACCTACAATAGAGGATGCCCGCCACTTTATTAAACATAGTGGCTTAGAAAACGAACCACTATTCATACAACAAATGGTAAAATCTATAATGAAGCAGCTATTGCTTCACAAATATGAGAGTTTAGCTCAAGAATTTGTTGTGTGGGATGACGAACTTAAATTTGCCGGGCGCTGTGATAACTTAGGTTATTGGATGGGTAAACTTACACTAGTAGATTTTAAAACTGCAAGAAAAGAAAAACCTTTGGCGTATGTGAAAGATTATTTTCTTCAGGCTACTGCGTATTGCAAAGCCCATAATAGGATGTTTCCTGAGCAGGTAAATAGATTTGTCATTATGATTGCAAATGAACAGGGAGGATTCCAATTATTTACAGGAACGCCAAAAACATATATACCCGACTTGCGCTACAGGGTAAAAAAGTTCTATGAACAAAAAACGTATTAGACAAGTAGAACCCAAGAATAAAAAACAAAAAGAGTTTTTGAATGCTATTGCAGAGCTGCCAGTAGTTTTTGCAGTAGGAAGCGCCGGAAGTGGTAAGACTTTCTTAGCTGCATCACAAGCATACCATTATTTATCTTTTGACTTTGTTGACAGAATAGTAATAGTAAGACCAGCTATAGCTACGGAAGATTTAGGGTATCTTCCAGGCGACATGAAAGAAAAATTAGACCCTTATCTGTTGCCGCTAATGGATGCTTTTAGTGACTTATCTAATCCCAAAATGGTACAAGATCTTGTTCACGAGGGTGCAATAGAGGTCGCTGCCCTAGCTTTTATGAGAGGTAGAACGTTTAATAACGCCTTTATAATTCTAGACGAAGCCCAGAACACTACAATAGACCAAATGAAAATGTTTTTAACAAGATTTGGTGAAAATGTGAAAGTAGTGATAACCGGAGATCCCACTCAAAGTGATATTACGGGTGAAAACGGATTACAGTGGGCAGTCAAGCGATTAAAAAATTGTAGAAGTGTGGCTGTTATACATTATGAAAATAAAGATGTAGTAAGAAGCGCTCTTGTTAGAGATATACTACATCACCTAGAGAAAAATGATAAGAACAGTAACGATTTACCCAATAGTGAGGAAAATATCATCAGAGACCTTCCAAGCTTTATTACAGGAGCCGTTGACGCCTGAGCATAGAACTCTAATAAAATCTTTTATGGAAGCCCAACGCAAGTTTGGGCTTCTTACAAAAAAGAAATATGTTTATTTTTGGACTATACATAATAAATACCTGCCTGTCGTAGAGTTAGAATATAGCGATGTGACAAAAGTTAAAGTATATTCAGAACGATCTGCAAATAGTATTCATAATGATTATACTAACAGGAAGAAATAATATGCCTATAAAGAAAGGTTCTAGCCAGAAAACTATCTCAGCAAATATTAAAGAGCTGATTAAGGATAAACCTGGCAAAACAAGAAAAAAAGCTATTGCCAGCATAGCAGCTAAACAAGGAATAAGCAAAAAAGAAGCTGAAAGAAAACAAGCTATTGCTATTGCACTATCCTCGGCTGGTAAATCCAAAAAATAAGGTGTTAAACTATGGCAAAAGAGCCTAAATCAAAAAAACCTGGAATGAAGCTGTTAACTGGAAAAGAACGTAGTTCTTTAGCTAAAAGAGCCGCAGCAGGTAAAGATATTGGTAAAGCAGGCAAGATGTTTTCTAGAGTAGCGGAGAGTGCGGCGGCAAAGTACGGAAGTGAGGAAGCCGGCAAACGAGTGGCTGCAGCCGCAATGTTTAAAGCTCGTGCAGCTAGGAAAAAGTAAAATGCCCACTAAGTCAAGAGTTAACGAAGCTGGAGTATACACTAAACCAACCTTAAGAAAACAAATATTTGAACGTATTAAGGCAGGAAGTAAAGGCGGTTCTCCAGGACAATGGAGTGCTAGAAAAGCACAATTACTAGCTGTCGAGTATAAAAAAGCTGGCGGCGGTTATAAAAAATAAGGAGACCTTAAATGGCTAAAAAACCTATGAAAAAAGAAGAAGCTGCTAAAAAACCTATGAAAGAAGAGGCTAGCGGGCTTACTGCTGCTCAGAAAAAATTACCTCCAGCACTTCAAGCAGCTATGCTTAAGAAAATGAAGAAAAAGTAATGGCACTAAAAGCACCTCAACGATCTTTAAAAAAGTGGACTGAGCAAAAGTGGCAGTATTCTTCAGATAAAGAAGCAGATAAGCCTAAGTCAGAGAGAGGTAGGTACCTTCCTGAGAAAGCTTGGAAAGCATTGTCTAGAGGTGAAAAAGCAGCCACTAATAGGGCTAAGCGCGAAGGCACTAAAGAAGGAAAACAATTTGTTTCTCAGCCAGAAAGCGTAGCTAAAAAAGTAAAACGCTATAGGAAAATGAAATGACAGTAGCGCCAGCATTTCAATCAACGTTCTTAGGGCAACCTAAAATTAAAAAGCAAAAGGCTGAACCAAAAAATGGCAACAACAAAAGACGTAAAAAGATTGCCAAGCGGAAAAATTGAGTACCGAGGTGAAACTTACCCTGGATTTAACAAACCTAAAAGAAACACCAGCTCTTCTCAGCATAAACAAGTAGTTTTGGCTAAGAAAGGTGACGAAATTAAAGTTGTAAAATTTGGACATAAAGACTACGGACATAATTATTCTGCTGAGGCTAGAAAAAACTATCTAGAAAGAAGTGCAGGTATCAGAGATGGTTCCGGCAATCTAACAAAAGATGACAAGTTCAGTGCTAATTACTGGGCGAGAAAGAAATTATGGGCAGGTCCTGGTGGTTCTAAAGCTAATCCTAAACCTGGCGGCCCAAGAAAATAACGGAGATACAACTATGAGTGAAGCAAGAATGGCTCGCGCCAGCCTTAAAAAAACAATAGCCTATGCAACAGAGTTGCTTACTATGATAGGCAAAGACGACGAGTTAGAAGCCTGGATACAATCTAAAATATCTGATATGGACCATCACATAGAATCTATTTACAGCTATTATAAGTTTGGCGATGATGAAGATAATGAGTCGGAAGACAGTGAAGCTTCAGAAGAAGATTCAGACGAAGACATGGAAATGGAAGATGAAGGCCGTGTTGTTATAAATATGGACGAGTTTCCTAGACCATAATAAGTCATTTTTTTATTGACACTTTTCTGTATATAGAGTATATTTATAGCATCTTCAAACAGAAAGTTGTAAAATGACCGAATACTTTAATAAAACTAATCGTTCTTGGCGTATTTCTCAGTGTTGCCAGTTTTTTGACCCAAAACTTGTAAAAACTTACAATGTAGGTACAACTACTAAAACTACTGCGCTTGG